ATTTCCGGTTCCTAGTGTAACGATTCGTTTACCTAGTTTCTTCTTGGCGTACCTTGAAGAGACTACGTGAACGAGTGATAAATTAGTCTTGGTCAACGGGTCCCCCATGGGGATTCCGTTAACCATTTTACCGATCACCTTTTTGCCTGAGTAGAGGATTTTATCCCCCACCCAGACATCGAGGATCACTTTGACCTGATGTTCAGTCAGTCCAGTCTTTAACAAGAGCGGACCCATCAGAGCGCGCCCACTTTCATGTGTGGGGCGGTCTGTGGCCTTCTCAAAGTCAAAGCACTGTGCTGACAGTTCGTCTTCGAATATAATCTCTCCGCGCTTGGCATCCAAACTATCGATGCCAAGTACGAATTGATAACCTAGTCTGGCCGCTTGGAACGATTCCGCAAGGGTTTCGTTACATTTGGCCATTTCAATTGTTAAATGTGAAAAGGGTTGTAGCAGTGCGTCCTTATAGAAGGACCCACTGGTCACAATCCTACACTTTCCGTTTTCACGAATCGCTGCTACGTTGACCTTCCATAGATCTTCGTCGCCGCGTTCTGCACGTTCGAAAGCCTCTCGCCAGAGGGGCGTCCCTATCTCTCCACCTTCATTGAAGGGCGAGAAGCTAGGGGGAGCCGGGAATGTATTTTCGCGAATCCTCTTTTTGAGGTGACCGAATTTACCTTCCTTCTTCTTCGAATTTTCTTTGCATGCTGAGGTTGACATCGACGTTCGAAAGTTCGCCGATACACCCATAGCATTATTGACAAGCTCTGTAGTCACCTCCTCGATGGTTTCGAGAAGGAGAGAATCAGGCTTAAATTCCTTTTTGACGGTGACAGCATCCAGGAACTCCTGGATGGTGTCATCCATCATCTTTTTGTCGGCCAAACCTGTTGAGCGCGATTGCGTGAACGCAATCACTCTGAACATTTTTGCCCTTGAATTTGAAGATGCCAAGTTCTTGTTGTAGAAGTCCACAATGGGCTTCAACCACGAAAACTGGCGATATTTTCCGTCCCACTCAAACCTTTCCCTTAGGAAAGCTTGTTTGCGGAACAACTTCTTGAATTTCTTCAGTGTCTTGAGAACTAACGAGTAGTTCTGAAGACAGTTGGAGATGATTGAATTACTCACTAAGTCCGTATAGTCATATGGCTTTGCGGACTCATTGAGTATCACTTCTGGAAAACTTACTAGTAGCTGGCAGATGAATCCGTCAGCTACATGTAATATCTCTTTCAAGTGGAGCAACTTATTGGACTTGACCAAGGTCTTGACCAAAAGTTTGTTATAACTCGCTAAGCGTTTGTACCAGTACGTACGCTTCGCCAGAATATCCACGATTATATCTGATCTATGTTTATGTAGAGGCCGGCCTCCCGGCCTCGACGTAAACATATTTTCATATTCATAGTCCCAGACAAAGGCATCAGATGGTGCCTTGCCTTCGACTAAGCTTAACCGAATACCTTCAAGGAGCTCAGTGAACTCCTTGTCGGAATTAAGTTTTCTTCCTGGCTGTGTAACCCCGCGTAGTTTTACGTTGAGGGGAATGCAGCAGTGTTGAAAAACCATTA